GAGTTGGTCAGAACATTAACTTTCATATGCCACAAACTTCTAGTGATAACGAATATAAAGAGAATATTTTATTTGGTGAAAAACAAAATGCTAAGTTTATTATTACATCTTTAAACCATGTATTTACAGTTTCAAATAAAACGTTCTTTACTAATGTAGAAATTATTAAGAATGGTTTTGGTTCTAAAATTAAGAGAAGAGAATAATGGTTGATTTTAAGGAAGAGTTTGTAGGGTATAAATTTATCTGGTTCTTCGGTGTGGTTGAAGATCGTAATGACCCACTCAAGATGGGGCGTGTTCGTGTGCGTTGTTTTAACTGGCATACAAATGATAAGGGTAAAGTTCCAACAGATGCATTACCATGGGCGCAGTGTATGCAACCTGTGACCTCTGCTGCTATCAGTGGTATTGGTCGCTCTGCTACTGGTCTTGTAGAGGGGTCTTGGGTTGTTGGATTTTTTCTAGATGGTGAAGATGCACAGAAGCCTATGATTATGGGTTCTATGGCAGGTATCCCCACAGAGTTACCGAATGAAGAGTTTGGTTTTAATGGAAAGTATCCAGACTTGATTAATGAACCAGACCTTCCTCGCCCAGCAAGAGGAGAACTAGAAGCAAATCTAAATGTGAATGATGGTGTCCTACCTACTAAACTATCCAGTAGACCAGCACGAGATACACACTACGAAACAAAGATAGCAGGGCGGGCAGCGTTGGGTGCAGTTCCTACGGCAGTAGCCCCTTCGGTCACTGGTATGCCAGATAAAGGCAGTGCAGATTATGTTACAGATGAAGGTGAAGTGCCATATTGGTATGAACCTAATCCAAGATATGGTGGCGAGTCTGATGGTGTATATGAGTCTGGTGGTGTATCTGTTTATCCCATGAACCATGTCAATGTATCCGAGAGTGGTCATGTGCATGAGATTGATGACACACCAAACGCGGAGAGACTACATGAGTTTCACAAGTCAGGCTCGTTCGTAGAAACTCAACAGGATGGTACTAAGATAACTAAGGTTGTTGGTAAAGACTATCATGTTGTGATTGAGGATAGGAATGTTTTTATCAAAGGAAATATGTCAGTAACAGTCAGTGGTAACGCAAAGATGTATGTCCAAGGTGACCAATATATTGAGGTCGAGGGGGACCAATATGTGACTGTTCGTGGTGACCGAGTTACTAAAATCCAGGGTAGTGACATTAAAGAAGTCGTTTCAGATAAAAGTACAAATATTAATGGTAATAAATTTGAGCGAGTTGGCGGTAATCGTGATGAACAGATTCAGCAAAATCACACAGAAAAGGTCCAGGGTAATTACAGTTCAACCATCAACGCGAACAATACAAGTATCATCTCTGGTAATCAGGCTGAACAAATCTCAGGTACACTTGCCTCAGTATCAGGTGGTAATATGTCTTTAGGAACATCAAATAATCTTGAACTTGGTGCAGATGCAACGATAATTCTGAAATCAACTAATGACTTTGAATTAGAATCTAGTGGTGGTGATGTTACCATCAAGTCTTCCAGCAGTGGTAAGATTGATCTAAACCCAGTGTAGGAGATTTAAATGAGTTGTAGTACAGACATAGGATTACAGGCACTAAAGGCACTTGAAAATAATATCAAGGGTCAACTAGCAGGATTGACCGCTGGTGCTGGAGGTCTAACGGGAAGTCTAGGATCTCTACAGAGTAAAATCAATCTTGCAAAAGATGTTTCTACAGCACTGACGGCTGCATTACCATCACTAGACGGTTTGATTCCATCTGCTACTCTCATTGGTGAGATGGGGTCTTTGATTGCTGCTAAAAACAATCCAACTCAGTTTGCCGCACAACTCCTTGCTATTTCACAGAGATATGTTGATGTGCCAGGTGTAGATGTAAATGCTCTTGCAACATCTGTGCTAAACGGTAGTATTTCAGCAGACAATATCTGCTCACAAATTCCAAACGTTATCATCGACAAGGCTGGTAACGTTCTCAAGAAGGGTATACCACCATTACCACCAACAAAGAACGTGGAAGATCTAATTTCTACAGCAAAGAAAGCAGCTGCGGAGGCAGAGAAGAAACTTCCTATGATAGCAAAGATTGCTAATAAAGAAATCAAAGAGAAGGTAGAGGCATTTAGTGCCTTGAAAGCACCAGAAACTTTAGGTGTAGCAAAAGACCTAACAACCAAATTTTCTACAGCAGGTCTACAGAATTTAGCAACTGAGTTTAAAACAGCAACTGCAAACATGGGTTCTTTTACACAGAAACCACCCGTAAGTTTTAGTGCTGCCATGGAAAGTTCTGTTGCTGAAGCAAAAAAGACTCTTCAAGAAATTGAAGAGACAATACCTAAAGAAGATTTATTTGTTATGGAACAAACACTAGGATCCTTCTTTAGTGATCCGACAGGTGAAAACCAAGCAGAGGTATAATAATGAAAGGCACATATATTATAAAAATAGATAGAGAATTATTTACCTATGATGACTTCGATGATATTCCAGATGCATTTGACCACCTAATAAAGTTTGCACCTGAGTATCCAGAACCGCCACATACAGATGAACAGCATGAAGAGATGGCAACATACAACGATAAACTACAAGAACTCATGACAAGGGAGACAAAGTAATGCCAGCAGTAACTAGAATCGGTGATGCAGATGTACCGCATTGTTCTGGCATGACAAGAGCGCAAGGCAGCCCGAATGTATTTGTAAATGGAATAGCAGTAAGTAGACAAGGAGATAATAATACAGGGCATCTATTGCCACCTAACATTCCACCATGCCCAGCACACTCAGCCGGTATTGCAACTGGTTCGACCACAGTGAAGGTAAATGGTTTAGGTATTGGTAGAGTTGGCGATGGTATCAGCGGATGCACATCAGTTGCCGCTGGTTCTTCAAACGTATTTGCTGGAGGATAAAACAATTTATATTCTTAAAGGAAAAGTATTAGTTTCATTACGAGTCTTTTACTATATGCCAGACTATCGTGATATCATACAAGAGTTCATGTGGCAAACTGAAGATTATAAACCAAGATACCCAAGAGTGAATAAGTTTTTAAATTATTGGAAAGAAAATATTGATGCTGTCATTGCAGAGGTAGAAATGGCAGAGATTCAAAAGAAACCAAAATATAAGTCTGTAGATGATATCTTCAGATTTTAATATAAATAAAAAGAAAAAGAGTAACGATTATGTCAGCATATAAGTCAGGCGCAGCAAGTCCAAAAACAAACGAGGTAATGTTCAAAGATTTAGGTTTGAACTTTATTCCTCATCCTGTGACTAAGAAGTTGCCTATTTTAAAGAATGAGAATGCTATCAAGAGAGCTGTTCGTAATCTTATTCTTACAAATAACTATGAGAGATTTTATAACCCATACTTTGGCGGTAATATTACATCATATCTATTTGAAAACTTCTCTCCTATTACTAAGGCGAGTATTGAAAAAAGAATTAAAGATACTGTTGAGGTCTATGAACCAAGGGTAGATTTATTAGAAGTCAAGGTGCAGCAAAGAGATGAAAGAAATGAATTGACTGTGGATATTACGTTTAGACCAAAAAATCAAATACAGCAATCACAACTTAGTTTCACAGTTGAGAGAATACGATAATGGCAGCTAATAACGCAATCCGAGTTTCGGATATTAACTTCGACCAGATTAAAACAAATCTAAAGTCTTTTCTGTCTGACCAGAATGAATTTTCAGATTATGATTTTGATAGTTCAACCATGTCTGTATTGTTAGATCTTCTTGCCTACAATACATATCATAACGCATTCTATTTAAATATGGTTGGAAATGAAATGTTTCTTGACTCAGCACAGTTGAGAAACAGTGTCGTATCTCGTGCAAAACAATTAAACTATGTACCTCGCTCTGCTCGTGGTGCAACTGCTACTGTTAGTGTATCGCTTGACCCACCAGGGTCACCAACGTTCTTTACGGTCGCTGCTAATACTAAGTTTACAACAAGCATTGACGGAGCAAACTATACCTTTGTGACCAAAGATGCTACGGCTCTTTCACCATCGTCAAATGGTACATTTACAGGTTCGCTAAACTTAATTGAGGGTGAACCATTACAACAAAGATTTACTGTTGACTCTTCTAGTTCTGTTCGTTATATTCTACCTAACGACAATGTAGATACTACAAGTTTCACTGTTCGTATTCAAGAGTCATCTTCTAATACATCAATCTCTACATATAATCTAAATGCAGATGTTTCTGCTGCAAACTCTATCTCTCAAATTTACTTCGTGCAAGAAAATGAAGACAACAAATATGAAGTATATTTTGGTGACAGTGTATTTGGTAAGAAACCTAGAGATGGTAATATCGTAATCATCGACTATCGTGTTGTTAATGGTTCTACAGTAAATGGTGCTAATAACTTTACTGGGGACTTCACAGTGACTACAACAGCCGCAGCACAGGGCGGTTCATTTCAAGAGTCTATTGAGTCGATTAAATATAATGCACCGTTCAAGTTTCAAGCGCAGGACAGACTTGTCACATCGACAGACTTCAAGAATATCATTCTAGCAGAGAATGGTGATATTCAAGCGATTAGTGTTTGGGGTGGTGAAGAAAACTCTCCACCTGTATACGGCAAAGTGTTTATCAGCGTTAAACCAAGAAGCGGTTCTGTTATCTCTGCTACACGCAAAAGCACATTACAAACCACACTGGATGACCGCAGCATTGTGTCGGTGGAAACTGAGTTCGTAGATGCAACCTATCTGTATATCAATCCTGCTATCACAGTTCGCTATGATCCAAAGACAACATCACTATCTGCTTCTGAGTTGAATACAAAAGTGCAGAACTCTCTCATCTCATACGAGGGTAACAATCTTGGCACCTTCGATAATAAGTTCTATGTGTCAAACCTCACAGAGACTTTGAAAGCAGCCGACAATAGTCTTGTGTCGGCAGATGTTGATTTCACGATTGAGAAGAGATTTGTTCCTACAACAAATGCAATCAACACATATCAGTTACAGTTCAACAATGCTATTCATCACCCACATGATGGTCACCTGGGCGCGGTATCGTCAACAGGATTTACGATTAGTGGTGAAACAGTATATCTGGAGGATGATGGTGTTGGTAATCTTCGCACCTTCATTTTGGTCACTGGTAATAAAATCGCAAGAAATAATAGTTTCGGCACCGTTGACTATGAGTCAGGTCTTGTCACTATCTTCAATACATCAATCACAGCATATGAGGGCAGTGCCATCTCTGTCAAGGTAAAACCAAAAGAAAGTAATATCTTTGGTGTGCGTAATGAGATTCTACTCATATCTAGTGCAAGCGTTACAACCGTAGACAATGATACAAACAATACAACGTCTACAGTTGGTTCTATTGGTACGGATGGTACAACAACGACAGTTCTTACTGATAACGCGATTGCCAACTTCGGTGTGTCATCTGTTGCTACTCTGTCAAAAAGTTCTTCTGGCAGTACAACAGTCGGTACAACAACATCATCATCAATTAGCGGTTCATCTTACTAATGGCTACTGATAAGAAAACATCTGTTCTCATAAAGCAACAACTGCCAGACTTCGTCCTAGAAGAAGGACCAAAGTTACAGCGGTTCATTGAGGCTTACTATGAGTTTCTAGAGCAAAACGGTGGTGCTACTGATGGTATCAAAAACTTGTTATCATATCAAGACATTGATACTACGACAGATAGTTTTCTACAATACTTTCGTGAAGAGATTTACAAGAACGTTCCTGATAGCGCGCTGATCGACAAGCGACTACTCGCTAAACATATTCGCAGTATGTATCGTGCGAAAGGCACAGAGAAATCATATAACTTTCTATTTCGCGCACTCTACAATGAAGATGTAGACTTTACATATCCCGGTGACTTTATGCTTCGTACATCTGATGGCAGATGGTCAGCGGAGAAGTATATTCGTGTCACAGGTCTTAGTGGCCTAGATGCATCTAACATTGAGGGTCAGGTTGTCACGGGTAACTCGTCTTCCGCATACGCGCGCGTGGAGAAGGTTGATAGAATTGTCGAGAGTGGCGTCACTATCACCGAGTTGTATCTAGACAGTATCGTAGGTACATTTTCAAATACGGAGACTATTACCTCAGATGTAACATCTATCACAGGGCAGATTACTGTGACAGGCGGTGCAGCATTACAAGAGAAGGCTGGTCGATATCTTGGCACACAAGGTCAACTGAGTTCTGACCAGCGTCTACAAGACAGTTTATATTATCAAGAT